CAAAGATCCTCCACGAGAATACACCTTTTTTGCATACAAACGTATTAATCATTTCAATGAATGGTTGTCTCAATTCCAGGCCAAAGAAAGTACTCATATCCCGGACCAAATCATAGAAGATCTTGAATTAGAAATTAAAAAAGAAAGAAGAAATAAAAATTCCCTCGAACGAAAACAGATCCGCCGATTTCTCAAAAAGCTGGGATACAACAAATATTACGAACATATTCCCCACATAATTAATAAACTAAACGGTGTGCCTCCCCCCATTATTACTCCTGCGACGGAAGAAACTCTGCGTTCCATGTTTAAAATGATTCAAGTGCCCTTCGTTAAACATTGTCCGGAAAAACGGAAGAATTTCTTGTCCTATTCATACGTTCTACACAAATTCGTTCAGCTACTGGGTATGCACGAATTAACATCTTGTTTTCCGCTCCTGAAATCCAGACAAAAATTATACCAACAAGACACAATATGGAAAAAAATATGTAAAGAACTAGAATGGCCGTTTATCAAAAGTGTTTGAAACATTCTCAATTTACGGGAAACCGACCATCATGGCACCAACACCGAAACCGGCGCCCTGGCGAAGAGCACGGCCCATGGCAGGAGAGTAAAGGTCCGCAAGAGTGAAGACAAGCGCAATGCTGAGGGCGAGCTTCAGGGCAGCCTTGTTCGGCTTGAGGTTCTTCTTGCACATGCCCGACATGCATACAGCAACGAGGGCGAGTGCTTCGACGAGGCAGCCAGCGAAGACCTTGCCCTTCGCCTGAAGATCCGCACGGTTAATAAGAGACTTAACAGACATTTGCATTTTTTTATTTATACATTGGTAAAAGAAAAAAATATATTTAAACACTTCGCCATTCCATAACAATACAAGATTATACAATGAGTGCTGTGAGTGCGCAGAATGAAAGTAAAGAAGTGGAACGGGATTTCCTCGAGAATGATATGCCCATTCCCGGACAGAATTATGTATGCCTGTCTTTTGTTTCTCCGGAAACATGCATTGCCGACAAAAAACTATGGGATTTTTACAAGTACATGACATCGCAGGACGAATCACTTACAAATGTTACTTTCAATGAATTTCGAGAAAACTTCGATAATTATTGTCTGAAAAACCAGGAGAGTCTTCAGAAGAATTTCTCTGAACAGAACAATTTTGCTACCTCAGTCCGTGGCATTAAGGTTCGTGGTGTGTATGACAACGTTGTCGAGGCAAAGTACCGAGCGAAGCAGCTACAGCGATCTGATCCCCACTTTAACGTTTTTGTGGGACAGGTTGGGTTCTGGCTTCCGTGGGACCCATCTCCCGGAGATATCCCAGAACAGGAATACTTGAACTCTCAATTGAATACCCTCATGAAAAGCTACCGTGAAAACCAGGCGAATAAGGACCAGCTGTGGGCTCAGCATAAGGATAGTGTTGTGAAAAATGCTATGGCGACGAATGTTAAGGCTGTAAACGAAGAAGAAAATACATCGGAAGATTCGAATGCGGTCGAAGAAAAGATGAGTGTCATGGAGAGTGAAGATCCATGGATGAAACAAAAAATGCAAAAGTAAATATAATTAAAATGAAATAAGAGAGCGTATTTCAGATTTTTTCTCTTTTTGTGTCTTTGCGGTCATTGTAAAATAAAATTATATCATAACAAAGTATTACGATGAGTATCCGTTTAAAGAAGTTTGATATGTCCTCCATATCTCAAGACAGTGTGGTACTGTTTATAGGACGTCGCAGGGTTGGGAAGAGTTATTTAGTAAAGGATTTGCTCTATCATCACCAATCCTTGCCAATTGGCACGGTTGTCTCTGGTACAGAAGGTGCTAATGCATTCTACTCAAAAATTATTCCAAGCATTTTTATTCATGGTGAATTAGAGCCAGAAACTATCAGTAATGTCTTGAAACGGCAAAGAATGGTTATTCGAGAAATTAAACAACAATTTGAAAAATGGGGGTCGTCCAACATAGACCCTAGGGCTTTTTTGATCTTGGATGATTGTTTGTACGACAAAAGTTGGGTCAAAGACAAGAATATTCGGTGTATGTTCATGAACGGTCGTCATTACAAGCTACTTTTCATTATCACGATGCAGTACGCTTTGGGTATTCCGCCCAATCTCCGCACAAATGTAGATTACGTATTTATTTGCCGTGAAAATTATTACTCTAATCGCAAACGTCTGTACGAATCATATGCTGGAATGTTTCCCAATTTTGATATGTTCAATCAGGTGATGGATCAATGTACGGAAAACTACGAATGCCTTGTTATTCATAATTCTGCAAGTAGTAACAAATTGGAGGACCAAGTGTTTTGGTATAAAGCAGATGTACGCCCTCCATTCCGTATCGGAAATGAACAATTCTGGCAGTATCATTCCAAAAATTTTAACGATCATCATGATGAAGATGAAGACAATACCATTTATCATCGACCCAAATCAAAGCAACAAATTACGGTGAAAAAGACGTACTAACCCTAAAAGACATCTTAGAAGGGTGGAGGACCGGTTTGAATACCGCCATACTGGGCAGACGCACCACCCTTTGCGGACCTGGAGGAAAAGTGTGCATCCACGACGAACAGAAGCGCTGCAAACACAACGCCGGTAACCGCCGTTCGTTTGTAGTAGTATTTAGCGTCTTCATTCCTGTGATTTTTAGTATTATCAATGTAATGCATAAAATTAATGCAAACACTGAGCAAAATGGCTGTTACTACCAAGCGAGACATTATTATAGTTCTCATTCAATATTTTTTATTTTCCATTTTGACGAAGTAACTCATGAACAAGTAAAAAATGTATTTAAAAAAAACGATGCGATGTTGCTCATTTACGTCACTGTTAGCAAATGAAAAAACGTGTATGCATTTCTTCGTCTCAAGTGTATAGATATGTCAATGGTATGAAAATCCCAAGCGATTCTATTCTCATACACCCCAGCAGCACGTTGGTGGCAATTGTAATTCGGAAAAGAAGACCGACCGATGACAAAAAAATTGAATGGTATGAAAATGGTCATATACCTCATTCCGTTGTTATCAATGACTGGACACAAGAACAAATCGAAAATAAAAAACAACAAATACGCACCAGCAGCGAGCACACGAAGTTAGACCAAGTATACGTGATCAAACGTAGTGACATCGATAAGCGGGTTATGCGAGCGTATCGTTTTGTTCAGCCTTTGATTCAATTTCCTGTACAAAGTGTTCCCATTGAACCATATTACATTGGAGTGTGGCTCGGAGATGGAAATGCTAGAAACACGAATATAACAAACATTGAAAAGTGTGTTTTGACATACTTGAGACAATTTTCTGAGCGACATGAGATTGAATATGTGGAAAGGTGTGCTAAGCCGAGGAAAACAAAAGTGAAAGACCACGAAACGTGTCACACAATGACGATTGCGCTCAATGGGGGTAAATTTCGCCCGATTCATCTCACTCCAATGGATACTCTCGTTCACGAATATTTAAGATACCTTGAAACCACTGGGAAAAAAGCCACATCATTCGTACAAAGTGGTCAATTTTCACAATTGATAGAGAAGACTACATTTTCAGAAGAGCAAATTATTACAAGACTTCGTTTTGCCCAGTACAAGAAAAAAAAAGGCCTTTGGCAGGACGACAAACATTATACGCTCCTGGATGAAATGCGTAATCTTCACTTGATTGCTCCGTCGAGAAAGGAATTCAGTGGTTCACAGAAACATATTCCGGACGTGTATTTGAAGAATTCAATTGAAGTTCGTTCCCAACTTTTAGCTGGACTCATTGATACAGACGGTTACAAATCTAAGAAATGTTATGAAATTACTCAGAAGAATAAGACACTTTCTGATAATATTGTAACTTTAGCCCAGTCTCTTGGGTATTACACAACAATGAAAGAGACACGGAAATCATGTATGTATAAAGGAGAAAAACGCTGGGGTACATATTACCGAATAATATTGAGGCCTACTCGACACGCTGTCATTCTTCCAGTATTATGTAAAAGAAAAAAACTAAATATGACGACCCCGGGCCCTAAGTTTGATCTAACGGGTAACATTGTAAACATTGTGATGAATTCTTGGACAGAAGATAGTGTGGTGGCTTTGAAAAGAGCTATCCAGGAATATTCCAACGAAGGCGAAAATATTCCATGGAAAAAAATCAAAGAGGATATTCCTTCATTGGCAAATTACTCAACCAATGCTCTGCGCGCACAAGGATGCGCTCTTCGAGGCACAATTTAGTGGAATAGGGGCATATGACGAGCGGTTATGGATTCTTCGAGTTCACGAATTTCTTTTTTTATCGTATCAATTGTATTTCTTTCTGACATATTTTGTAAGGATTCTACGGGGTTGTGGTCTTTGACTAATACATTTTCTTTTTCTGCACTCATTACCGAAGGAGGTGTTGCAATTTTTGTTTCTATGCCCGTGTCTATATTTGAAAAATTTAATTCTTCAATGATGTCATCTTTGTCGTGGTTCGTGTCTTGGTTTACGGAAGGAGCTACGATAGGAGGAACAGAAGCAACTTCGGATACTTTCTCATTCAATGAACCAGAATTTTCTTGTGTAGGAACAACTTCATCTGAGGTCGTAGTATGCGCAGTGGAGATCACAATTTCAGTATTTTCTTCAATGGGTAGATCATTCGTTCCTACGGAAACTACTTCTTGCGAACTTATCCCACCCTCCTCTGTAACCAAAGTCTGTTCTGTCGGAAGTGTGTCTAGTGTGTCAGAAATATTTGTATTGATTGTCTCATTTAGTTCTTTTGAAGAGCGATTATCGTTCTCAGGATAATTATCTTTCAGAATTGTAATTGCCTCTGTTGGGACTCTCTGCGTTTTCTGCGGTACAGTTGTATTATCTTCTTCATGTTCGGTCGTATCCATGGAATGCAACAATCTTTTCGCAACGTTTTTATGACCATCCATTGTGATAACTTTCACGTTTTCGTCTGGTTCTGTTACTTTTACACCTGCAACTGTGGACGGCTCAACAACTACCGCTGCCGGCTCAACAACTACCGCTGCCGGC